GAGAAGTGGACATGACAACATTGCCTGTACCAGTAATGGCATTGCTCACCAATCCTTTAGAAGCATCGGTAAACACTGCTCTGCTTGCTGTAAGGCTAGACAGGATGGGTTGTGCAGTAAGTGTAGCCACACCAGTAACAGCGAGTGTGCTAGATGCTGAAAGAGTGGTAAACGCACCAGCAGCAGCCGTAGATGTACCGATAGGGCCGTTAAACGAGTCACCAACAGCACCTGTCTGAAAGTCCTTCAGTTGAGCCATTAACTCACGGATAGCATCGTTAATGCCAGATGGCGCACAGCCCTCTGCAATGTTAATCGAATCAATGTCTGTGTTATTAGCAGGGGTTGCGCTAAATTCACTAATCTTTGTACGTGGCATATCTATTCCTCAATGAAAGACCATTTATGACCATAAGCAACAGAATTCTTTTTAATTGCAACTCTAATGTTATTTCTGGCTTTTGAATTTATGGCAACATTCCTTGCAGCCTCTGCAAGTGAGCCATAAACAACGTTATTTGTTAAGCATTTTACTTTCTTACCACGCAAATGACCAATTTTTAAATGGCTTTCAGACATTTTTTTACGAGTGTCTTCATCGTGATTTTTGCCATACATATGATGGTTTTCACCAGCACGATAAGACATTGTTTTAGCAATTTGCTTTTTTACTTCCTCTGTATGCTTTTTCCCATACATAGGTGCTAGTTCACCAGTTCTAACTGATGGGTACGATGTTGAAAATCCAACACCCCCATCAGATATATTCATACATAAATCAGGCCAACATTCTTTTGCATTAACAATGATTTCATACTCTTGTCTATATGCTTCTTCTTCAGTTTGGCAAGATTTAACCACTCTAGTAAAAAGTTTCCTTTTTGCTTTCTTTGCTCTTAACACCCATACACCAGAACCACAATAATTGTCATTCAAATTTGCGGTGCTATGCTTACCAATATAGAACTTTCCATTCTCTATATTTGTAGTGACATAGACTAAATGGTGCATATCAGTCCTTATTGGATACCTAAGAGATTACGCTGTTCTTGGTCTAAGTCTTCAATAGACAATAGACCCCTTGCAGTTGTTGGAGTAACAGCCCTAAATGGACTACCAATTGTCTGTGGGATGCCACCAGTACGCATTATATTAGTTAAGTCCTCTACGCTACCTCTACGCATATTTGTAGCCAATCCACGAGAGCCAGCCGCACCAATAGTTAAAGGAATTCCAATCATCGGTGCTAATGCAGTAGTTCCTACACTAAGACCAACTGGCACAACACCAGTAGGTGCAAAGCGTCCAAAGAACTTCAACATATTTTGAACATTGCCACCCTTGGCAGCTTGCTCAATAGCATCCTGTTCAGTCTTAGTAAACAATCGCATTTTCTTGTCATTCTTAGCAAGTTGACGCAATTGTTTAGCAAGTGAGTTTTCTTCACCAGACTGAGTAAATTTACTTCTGTCTAGTTTAGCTTCGTTAAGCATATCCTCAAAGACTTCAGACTTCTTCATCTTTGAATAAGCGTTACGAGCATCAGACCATAATTGCGTTGCGTTTTTCATATCCCCAGAAATAATTGATTCTTTAGGGACAGTCATTAAGTAGTTATCGTATTCATCTAAAAGAATAGATGCCATTCGTCTTTCTTCTGGCTCAATACTCTTTTGACCAGCACGAATCATCTTACGCAAAGCCTGAAGTTCAGTCCAATCTTTAGGTTGGGCAGTAGATGTAAGTTGGTTAATTGCGCCAGCTACTTTGGGGAAAATTTCAGGTGCATAACCTTCTTCTCTAAGACCTTTTGCAATCTTATCCATTGAGTCAACAAACTCATCAGATTTTAATTGCACACCAGATTGTTTTAATTGGTCATATCTGTCTGTTGCAATTCTGTCTAATGCTTGAGAAGACAATGCTTGCTCTTTTTGAGGACGCTTAACGCTACCAGCAGCACCAGTAGCCAATGTAGTAGCTGCGCCATACAAAGGATTACCAGTAGCCTCTGTAACTGTTTGACCAGACATAACAGCAGTAGGAGTAACAATCGCTTGTGTCTTAGGGGCTACAGCAAGTTGCTCTGTAACACCACGAGTTACAGGAGAGGCAGCCGTAGTAGATGCTTTAATCAATGCAGGAATAGTTCTAGCAACTCCTGTCATTGCTTCTAATCCACCACCAACAACTCGCTCAGTTGGAGTTTGTGTCTCTGGCGCAGCAGGTACACCAGAACGAGTCATCAAGTTTTGAATAGCTTGAGATGCTGGCATTAATCGCTTTTCAGTAAATGGTGAAGCAATTACATTTAATAGTGCATTGACTGCATCAGCAGCAGGAACAGCCATTGAACCTACAAGAGCACCCAATGGGCCACCATAAGAGCCAATCTGTGCGCCAGCTAATGTAGGGGCAACAGCACGATAAGTTAAACCTGCGCCACGCTCAAATGATTCTCTAAGTGTTGGAGACTTAGGTTGACCTTGATTAAGAATAGTTAAACCAGCATCAGAGACTTTAGTTAAGTCTCCTGCTTGCAAAGCCAACAGGTCACTATCAGATAATTGAGTTAAGTCCATTATCCACCGCCTTTTTTGCGTCTTTCAATTTCTGCTTGAATAGCATCTTGACTTGGCAATCCACCAGTTGTAGCAGGGGCAGTTGGTAATTTAGGTATTGGTGCAGTAATTTCTTTTGCTGCACGACCAGAAGCAACTTCAGCAGATTTAAGCAAGTTTGTAAGACGCTCTTGCTTTGTTTTAACTGTTGCTGCACTATCACCCATTTGTGGAAAGAAAGACTTTTTATAACCAGCCAACTGCTCACGGCTATATGCTGCACCAGTTCCCAATGTCAAAGCCGCATCAAGAATATCCTCTTGTGCTGCCTCAACAATTTGACGCTGTTCAGTGTTAATCTTGTTTGGCAAGAAATCTGTGCGTGAAACAAAACGAGCAACTTCAGCCGCAGTATTTGGTAAAGCAGCTTTAGGCTCAGCACCGATAGCCTCATTCATTTGTCCAACGCTGAAGTTCAATCTGCTTGCAAGAACGGCTGATTTACGCTCACCTTCCGATGGCATATTGATTGTTGTGCTTGGACGTTTCTGGTCTTGTAATTGAATATATGCTGCCTGTTGATTTTTGGGCAACTTCATAAAGTCTTGAAACTCTTTGATTGAAGCAGCAGGTGCATCAGGTGCTGTATAAAGAACAGCCATTGTATTTTTGTCAAGAACAGTATTTCCAACTGTTACAGTATCTCGCTTTGTTGCGCCTTGAGCCACAGATATTGGCTTACCATCTGGGCCAATCTCATAACGAATCTGACCTTCTCCAAGCGTATAACCTTCTGGGCGCATTGCTTTTTGCGATGCAACTAACTCACTCAAGGCTTTACGTCCTTCAACAGAACCCATCAATTGAGGCGCAACACGAGCCAAGTCAAAGCCACCAGCAGTCATTCCTTCGCCTACTCGCTGACCCATCACGTCCTCACCATAAATCTCTTGAGGCTTAGTTACACCGCCTTGGATAACACCTTGAATTCGTTGTTGTTCAGCTAATGCTTGTTGCTCTAGCTTACGCTTACGAATCATGTCAGCTAATTGGACATTCTGAAGTTGGTTTTGCAAGGTTTCTTGCATACCGCCACGATAGGCTTTCTGCCCTTGTTGCAAGCCTTCAACAATAGACTGACCTGTGTTGCCACCTGCAAACAATCTGCCAGCTAATGCGTAGAGTGCTTGTGCTTGTGCATCATCACGATTACGAGCAATGTCAGCCTGTGACATACCGAGCAGACCCATTGTGTCTGCACCGCCTGTACCGAAAATGTCTAATAGTCCAGCCATGTTAGTCCTTAGAAGTCGAGCCAACCAGTTGGAGAAGTAGTCGCATAGTTGGTTGCAGCGTTATATGCAGCATTAGGGCCAGCCAACCAATTAGATGCACTATTCCACAAGTTGCTAATGCCTTGTTGACCACCTAGATTCTTGTACAAGCCACCACCAACAGCAGCCAAACCCAAAGCGTTTTGCAATGTAGATGTATCTGCTGCACCGCTAGTAGTAGATGAAGCTACTCGTCCTAGTGGGTTGCCATATACCAACGATAGATAGTTCTGTAAGTTCTGTTGCGGTTGGTTTTGCAGGAAGTTAAACTTAGCAATGTCACCTTGCATTTGCTGACCTTGGTAACCCTCACGCAGTTGACCTGCTTGCAACATATTCTGAATGTCTTGATAGTCAGCTTGAGCCATTTGAGGCGCAGCCATCGTAGCCGCTTGCTGTCTTGCTCTTTCATCAGCGTAGTTCTGATAAGCCAACTGCCCAGCAGTATTAGCCAACTGTTGACCAAATGCACCAGTAGCCCTGTCTTGCAAAGAACCCATAGCACCAGAGCCATAACGCCCTGCTAGGCTTGACTTAGATGCAATGTCGCCTAGAGTTGTTTTAAATTGTGTCTCAGCAGCACGAGCAGCAGGTTGGAACGCACCTTGGAAGAATGGATTACCACCCAAGAAACCACCAGAAACTGTGTTCTGAAGTTGATTCTGTGCAGACTGTAATAGAGGGTTACCCAAAGAAGCACGAGCCTCTAAAGCCTGTAATCCTGTTTGTGTGGTAGTAGATGGGGCAACATAAGTTGGGCCACCATAATACTGTGGGCCACCGCCCTGATACATCTGCTGTGCTTGCTGTAATCCATAACCCAGATAAGGTTGGATTGTTGGGTCAATTTGTGACGTAGTGGTAGTAGCCATCTTTACTCCTAGAGTTTCGGATTCCGAGATGGGTCATCCACGGAATACATTATACATAAATTATTAAAATCAACCAATAATTGCATATCTATACGTCTTATTTGCAGTTGAATTGGCAAAGTGGGTAATCGTAGCCGTACCCTGTCCTTGGGAACTAGCGTAGATGTTTGTTGAGGCAGCGAGTGACACTAAGTTAACAGTCGCTATCACAGATGGCGTAGCTGGTCTTGTAGGGCTTGTTCCAGCAACATAATGCTCAATTACCACACCAACATCCGAGGCTCTCCACATTAACTGGATGTAATCATTAGCCGCCAAATCTACATAAAAGTTCATTGCCCCAATCAAGTGATATGGGTCACCAGATGCTTTTCTCTGGGCTAAACCAAACCTACTGTTAGAGGCAGCTATATCTGTTCCGTTTTTTCTAAACCAAATATCAGCATCTTGTGAGTCATTTGTTGTGTTTTTCAGTTGGATAGAAAACTGTATGTTATACACCCCTGCTGCTTTTACATTTAACCTAGAACTATTTGATAAGGTAACCCCATTAGAGAAGTCGGTTGTATCAAAGGTAATAGGATAGGCAGTCGTTGTATTAGCTACAGTCTGGTCTGTTCCGTCTTGAAAAGCCCCATAAGGCGCAGAATCAGCAAAAGCAGCAGCAGAGGCAGGAACAAAGACAATCACGCTTTCTGGGCCTATCCTTCTGTCTGTCAAAGTGGTAGTTAAAGCCCCACCAGTTGCCAGAGTCAAAGTCCCTGTGTTATTGGTCTTTCCGTCCATGATGCCACGGACTACTTCAGCCACAGCCCTCTGGTCACCACCAAATGCAGGTAGGCTTCTAAACATTAGCGAACCCCTTGTGGAGTTACATCCACATCCACAGAGATAGCGTTATTCCAGTTAGCACCAGTAGGAGTCACCTTTAGTCTGTGGTATCTACCTGCGCTTCTGAGTGGTACTCTATTCTCTGAACTAGCCGCTACCGCAGTAGTAAAATTCACACCTTGGTTTAGCAATGTACGAGAAGCAATAGCCACAGTAGCAGAGCCATTGTCAACAATAGGTCTAGCTAGGGTTACTACTGAGTTAGCACCAATATCCAAGTCACCAGTAGAAATTACGGCTGTTTGGTTAGCACCTGTAAAACTCATTACTCTAGTTCCTAAAGTACCACCTAAGAAATACTTGCCACCAATAAACAACTGTGAGTCTAAACTTGTGGTTAAGGCATCAATAGAAGCAGAAAGACTGTCCAATTGCTCAAGCGTTACAGACGCAGTAGAGGCTTCAGACAAGAAGTCAGTACCTGCATCTCCATAAGTCCACTTCTGAGTCTTAAAGTTGTAAATCAGTACGCTTCTGTTTCCGTTAACAGTTTTGTAATTCCAGATTACAAGTTTGCGGATAGGGTCAACAGCAGCAGACATTGTTTTAAAGTCAGATTCAGAAGCATCTTGTAAGAAAAATCTATCTATCTTTTCTGCGCCAATCGCTGTGACGTTTTGTCCGTCACACATATAAAAGCCATCGTCAGACAAGAAGAATGTAACTCCTTGGTACTGAGCAATAGAGCCAGAAGCCATGCAACCCTTACCACGAGAGATGTTGTCAAACTGGAAAATAAACGGAGTACCAACGTAAGTCATTCGGTGAATGGCTCTTTCTAAAAAGACAAGACCAAACTCACCACCACGGATTCCTACAATCTGTCCACCATCAGGAATGTCCTGATAATCAGACTGTGTGTTTACATCCTCAACCCAATCAGTCTCGTTATTTAATGCTGACCAACGTACACGATACTGCTGTTGTGTCGTTTCTAGCGTATTTGCACACACGACAAAATCACGCACCACAGTAATGAACTTAG